GTTATATTTTTTATAATTTATTCGGTTATAGATGTATTTAATCAAACTAAAAAGTTAAAATGAAAATAGGATTAGCAGGAACAATGAGTGTAGGTAAAACTACATTAGCTAAAGCATTAGGTGAAACGGACCCTTTCAAAGATTATAGTGTACAAACTGAACGTAGTAGATATTTAAATAATTTAGGTATTCCATTGAATACTGATTCTACATTACCTGGTCAGTTTATATTTTTAGCTGAACGTGCTAGTGAATTACTAGCTAATAATATTATTACAGATCGTACAATATGGGATGTATGTTCATTTACTCTATCATCAAAAACAATAACTGATTTTGAAAAGCAGGCATTTGTTAATGCAGCTATGCATCTTAAAGATTATTATGATTTAGTTATTTATGTTTCTCCACGTGGTGTTGATATGGAAGATAATGGTATTCGTGAAACTGATTTAGGATATCGCATGAAAATTGATTGGACTATACAAGAAGCATTAAAAGAATACAAACCTAAGCGATTAATTGAGGTAGAAGGTACAACTGAAGAACGTATTGCGACAATTTTACAAAATATTTAATATTTATATGCATAATACTCAAGATAAAATGAAAAGATCCGAACTACAGGAAATTATACGTGTTGCTATTAAAGATGTAGTAAGTGAAGTATCTCAAGAAGAAGTAGATAATTTAAAGAAGAAAGCAAATGCTTTAAAACTTCAGGCATCTACTATTGATTTAGACGCTGCTAACAAACAAAAACAAGTGGTACAACAGCAATCAGCAACCCAACAAAAACTTGATGAAGATCAAGTTGATGAAATGGCAAATGTTGCAGTACGATATGAACTAGCTCCTGATGCAGCTGCAGCTGATTTTACAGGAAAAAAAGCTAGAATTATTACAGCTATGCAAGCTACTGAAGAACCTATGTCAAAAATTGATGTAGCTAGTGCTTTAGGATATGATAAACAAAACCCAATCAATGCTGATTTTATGGCTCTTGTAGCTGCTGGAACAATTATCCCATCAGGTACACAAGCAGCTCCTCGTTTTTCTCGCCCAGCTGCTGAACCAGCTGCAGGTGGAGAAGTAGATAATGAAGAAGGACCAGAAGGTGGTGTTGCAGGGGATATGAGTGATGAAGAAGTAGATGCAATGTTTGCTAAAATGATGAAATCAGGTGATAAAGAACCTGAAGCAGGTGAAATTGAAACAGGCGGTGTAAGTGCATCTTCAATGTCAGATGCAGATTACGAAGCATTTATGCAATATACTGATCTTGAAACTCGTTTAGCTAAAATTAAGAGTGATATTTTAAAAACTAAACGCTCTAAAGGTGTAGCAGGTGATATCGCAGATCAACCATCAAGTAACATAGAAAATTTACGTGATCTTAAAAATAGATTACAAAAGAAAATAGATAACTTATTAGCAAGCTCCGAATATTTAAGAAAGCGCCAAGCCAAATTAACTGGTAAACCAGTTGAAGAACCTAAAGTTGATGATGAAGAAGAACAATTAGATGAATGGGTAAAAGGTAGAATGCAATATTACGCAGGTATTAAGAAATAAAAATTATGCAAGACAAAATAAAAAAAATAAAAGAATTTAAAAATACAAATAAGAAACTACTTTTAGGGGCATTAGTTCTATTATTATGTTTTTTATTCTATGGTATTTTTACTAACAAATATCACAAAAAAGAAATCAAAGCACTTGAAAAAGAAATAGAATTAGTGCAAGAAAAATTTGATGAAGCAGTAATTGAAAAAGAAAAATATAAAGATTCATCCGCAGCTTACGAATTACTTGCAGATGAAGCAGAAGTAGAGGCAGATGAATTTAAAAAAAGGGCTGCTAAAGAAAAGAAAGCTAAAGAAGAAGCATTAGCATCTCTTAGAAATTTACCTAAAGATGAAATAGATACATTTTTAGCAAGGAGATATGTTAATGTACAAAAATCAGATGTAAATTTAGATTTAGATAAAAGTGTAGGTAATGAAATAATAGTGGAATTAGTAGAAAAAGACCATTTAGTAGGTCAACTTGCAACTGCAGAAAATTTAAATACAACCTTAACTGGCCAAGTTGGTAATTTAAGAACTTCCTTAGATTTTTCAAAAGCAGCATTAGTAAGTGCTGATTCTGCAATTGCATATAAATCTAAACAATTTGAATTACAACAACAAGTAAGTGACTTACTAAAAAAAGACCTTAAAGTAGCTAAAAAGAAAGCATTTTGGAATAAGTTTAAAGGTGCTGCTGTTGGTGTAGGTATAGGCTTAGGAGTTGGATTATTAGCAAAATAAAATAAATAAGGGTTTATTAAAAAAACTTCTTTAAATTAATCATGTAAACCCTTGCATACCCATGAATAGCCTGCTCGTAAGATCAGGCTTTTTTATATATTTATATACATGAGTCAAGCACAAATTAAAGAAATAATTAAGGCAGAATATATAAAGTGTGCTACCGATCCTATACATTTCTTTAGAAAATATTGTTATATTACACATCCATTAAAAGGAAGAATATTATTTCATTTATATCCTTTTCAAGAAAACGTACTAAATGATTTTAGAAATAATCGTTTTACTATTATTAATAAATCACGTCAGTTAGGTATTTCTACTTTAGTTGCTGGGTATTCTTTATGGATAATGTTATTTCAAAAAGATAAAACAGTACTTTGCATTGCAACTAAACAAGAAACAGCTAGAGGTATGGTTGAAAAAATACAATTCATGTATGAAAATTTACCTAGCTGGCTTAAAGGTAATCAAAAACCAATATCAAATAATAAATTATCATTTAAATTAGCTAATAATTCTCAAATAGTTGCTACATCAGCAGCATCTGATGCTGGTCGATCCTATTCAGTATCATTATTATTAGTAGATGAGGCTGCTTTTATTGAAGGTATTGATAAAATTTATACAAGTATTAAACCTACAATTGCAACTGGTGGAGGAATTATTACATTATCTTCTCCTAATGGTGTAGGTAACTGGTTTCATAAAACATATACTGATGCTGAAATAGGTAAAAATGATTTTAAAGCAATTAAATTACCTTGGAACTTACACCCAGAAAGAAATGAGCAATGGGAAGCAACAGAAAGAGTAAATATGTCACCACGAGAGTTTGCTCAAGAATATGATTGTGACTTTTTAGGGTCTGGCAATTCAGTAGTTGAACCTGATATATTATCATTTTATGAAGAAACTTATATACAAGAGCCTGTGGAACGTCGTTTTATGGGTGGTGATTTTTGGATTTGGCATTACCCTGATTATAGTAAGCAGTATTTGGTATGCGCTGATGTTGCTCGCGGTGATGGTACAGATTATTCGGCGTTTCACGTTATTGATGCAACGACGTGTGAACAAGTGGCTGAATACAAATCACAAATAGATACTAGAACATATGGAAATATGCTAGTATCAGTTGCTACTGAATATAATAATGCTTTGCTCGTAGTTGAAAATGCAAATGTAGGTTGGGATGTAGTTAATACTATTATAGAAAAAGGTTATCCTAAATTATACTATTCACCTCGCGCTTATGGTGAAATAAATATAGATAAATGGATGGCTAAAATGGATTCTGATCAAACGGTCCCTGGGTTTACTACATCTACTAAAACAAGACCACTTGTTATCTCTAAAATGGAGTCGTATATTCGAGAAAGAGCTTTTGTATTTAGATCAAAGCGTTTACTAGAAGAATTACGTGTGTTTATTTGGCAAAATGGTAAAGCACAGGCTCAACAGGGATATAATGATGATTTAGTAATGTCATTAGGTATAGGATTATTTACTCGTGATACGGCAATGCGTTTTTATGAACAAGGAATAGATTTAAATAAAGCTATGATATCTAACATAACTAAAACAGGTTATAACCCAGGTCCAGTAATACCTAATGGTCAACAAAATCCATTTATGATTAATGATGGACGTGGAGGATTTGAAGACATAACATGGATATTAGGGTAATAAATATTTATTAGTATAATAAAACACAATAATGGCAGAACAACAACCAGGTTTATTTAGTAGGTTGACACGTCTATTTAGTACAGACGTTATTATTAGAAATGTTGGTGGCAATCAATTAAAAGTTGTAGATGTTGATAGAATTCAAGCCTATGGTAATGTAAAAACAAATGCTTTAATAGATAGATTTACAAAACTCCATCGTTACGGTGCTAATATGCCGTATAATCCAACAATAAATTATCAAACACTTCGTATTCAATTATATACTGATTATGAAGCAATGGATACAGAATCAATTATTGCTTCAGCATTAGACATTATTGCTGATGAATCTACATTAAAAAATGAAGCTGGTGAAGTATTGCAAATTAGAAGTGCGGATGAAAATATTCAACGTATTTTATATAATTTATTTTATGATATTTTAAATATAGAATTTAATTTATGGTTATGGACTAGAAACATGTGTAAGTATGGTGATTTTTATTTACATATGGAAATAGCTGAAAAATTTGGTGTATATAATGTAACACCACTTTCAGTATATGATATAATTCGTGAAGAAGGTATGAATCCTGAAAATCCATCTTACGTTTGTTTTCGTATAGATCCTATGGTAATTGCGGCTGGTGGTATAAGTAATCGTGTTAAAGATAGAGATGGTAAAATTAAGTTTGAAAATTACGAAGTAGCTCATTTTAGATTATTAACGGATGCTAATTATTTACCTTACGGTAGATCATATATTGAACCTGCTCGTAAAACCTATAAACAATATGTGTTAATGAAGGATGCAATGTTGTTGCATCGTATTACACGAGCCCCAGAAAAACGTGTATTCACAGTAAATGTTGGTAATATTCCACCAAATGAAGTTGACGGATATATGCAGAAGATTATGCAGAAAATGAAAAAAACTCCGCATATTGATCAAAATACTGGTGAATATAATTTAAGATATAATTTAATGAATATGATGGAAGATTATTATCTTCCAACTCGTGGTAATGATACTGCAACTAAAATTGATACTATTAAGGGTCTTGAATATAATGCTATTGAAGATGTAGCGTTTTTACGTGATGAAATGTTAGCTGCCCTTAAAGTACCTAAAGCTTTCTTTGGATTTGAAAAAGATTTACAAGGCAAAGCTACATTAGCGGCCGAAGATATTCGTTTTGCTCGTACAGTTGAACGTGTACAACGCATTATACTATCTGAACTATATAAAATGGCATTAGTACATTTATATGTTCAAGGATATGATGGCGAATCATTAACTAATTTTGAATTATCATTAACTACTCCATCTGTTGTTTATGAACAAGAAAAAGTAGCATTATGGAAGGAAAAAGTTGATTTAGCTAAATCAATTCAAGACACTAATCTATTACCTTCAGATTGGATTTATGATAATGTATTTAAATTTAGTGAAGATCAATTTGATGGATACCGTGATTTAATAATTGAAGATAAAAAACGTACATTCCGCTTAGCCCAAATCGAAAATGAAGGTAATGATCCAGCTAAAACTGGTAAATCATTTGGTACACCACATGATCTAGCATCATTATATGGTAAAGGCAGAATGGGAATGAACGCTGATAGTGCTATTCCTCCTGGTTATGACGAAAAAAATCCAGTTGGTCGTCCTAAGGAAAGAACATCTATTATAAGTACACAAAAAGATCCATTAGGTAAAGATAGATTAGGTAGTATTGAAAATGGTTCATTATATAATGCGGATGCATCTGAAGAAGGTAGCGGTACACCAAAAGCCACGTTTGAACTTAAAAAGTTTAATGGTAAATTATTTGAAGGAATGAATATAACTCGTAAAGAACTTGTAATAGAACCTGATCAAGAACCATCATTATTGAACGAAAAAA